ACGGCCCAAATGCCCTGTAGCTTCACGGAAAGCTGGTCAATGGCCGTACGGGCCGCACCAGTCTGGAAGCTGGTCTTTATCTTCGAGCCGATATCGCCGAGCCCCCGCATGAACGGGGATGCGGCCTTTCCTACCTTGTCGAAGACCGGGCCGAGCTTCTTCCCGATACCGTCGAAGGACGTAATCACGGAAGCCGCAGCGTTCGTAACGCCGTAAGTCAACTTGCGCTTGAACGTCTCGACCTTCGCCGCAGCATTGTTGTTCATGGTGTCGGCCATGTCCTTAGCCGCACCCTTGACGTCTCCCAGGGCCTTTACGGCCTTACTCGGGTCAATCGAGTTGATAGCCGAACCGAGGTCTTCACCAGGGCCGCCAAATAGGTCTGTGACGGTCGTCTGCCACTCGGCACCCTTCAGGGTCCGGAGCTTGTCAAAGACCTTGTCCATAGCGGCTTGCCCCTCGGAACCGCCCTTAGAGAACTTCTTAGTGAAGTCGCCCGCGTCGATACCGAGTCGTTTAAACGCCGCCGAAGTGGTGGCCGATCCGTCGACCGCACGAAGGCTGAACTCCTTCAGAGCGTCCGCGACGTTATCGGAATCCTTCGCACCGCCCTTAACGGCCTGCGAGATCATGCCCATAGCAGTCTTGCCGCTCAGGCCCATCTTCTTGAACTGAGGGGAATACTCGTTGATCGTGTCTAGAAGATCGTCGGCTTTGTTAGAGCCGTTCTGCATTCCCTTAGTGATGATGTCGAAGGCTTCGGTAGCGTTCTTTGCTAGCCCGTTCTTCAACATCTGAGAAACAGAGTTGGTGATCCCGCCGATGTCGAGATCAAACGTTGAGGCGAGAGCCGCAACCTTGTTGGCTATCGGCTTGAAGTCGGTGTCATTGACAGACTTGTTGAGGTCCTGAGAGACCCGCTTGACGATCTCCCCGGCCTCGGCCGTCGACTCCCCGAAGCCGTTAACGTAAAGGTCCCCGGCAAGTTTGCCGGCCTTCGCCGCATCCTTGCCAGAAAGGCCCATCTGAGCGGCTAGCTTCGAGCGGTTGGCTATCTCGTCGAGCCCCTCAGAGAAAGCCATCAGGCCAGCCACCGGGAGGGCGGCGAGAGCCGCCGCCCCGAGACCCGCTAGCGCACCCTTGAACTTCCCGAACTTGCCCCCCATGGCGTCGACCTGACCGCCCGCATCTTCGGAAGTATCGGCAAGACCCTGGATAGCGTCCTGTGCAGAGTCAGCGTTACCGACAATGACAACGCGAAGAGTCCTCGAATCGCCTGCCATTACGGGTGCTCCCTGCTTGCATTGAATTCGTTCATGTACTCCGCGAACGCCCGGTATTCGGCAGCCGTAAGCCGCCGAACATCACACGGGGTCATGCGGTAGAAGCGACAGAAAGCGGCCCGTTCCTTTAGTCGCTGGTCTCGTCGTTTCCCTGGCCGTCCTCGGCGCCGACCAGCTCAAGGGCGCTCACGCGAACGGCTCGGGCATCGTCGAGCGAGAAGCCCGGCTTCTCGATTCGCTGAGTAATCCAGATGAGAGCCTTGAGGGCCTTCGTGGAAATCTGCGTCTGAAGCTCGGGGCGGCCGTCGTCGTCGAGAACCTTCTTCCCCTCGGCGTCCCGAACGGGCTTCGGCTGAAGAACGTCATAAAGCGGGGCGCCTACAACATCTTCAAAGTCTTCTAGATCACCGATCGTCAGAACGTCCGGGTCAATACGAAGGGCAACGGTCTCGGGGGTAGTGGTGCTCATTCTGGAAATGCCTCCGCCATCATGCGATCAATAGTGTTTCGGTACTCCGCTATGAGCTGTTCGCCCTTGTCGCGGATAGTGGGGTGAAGGAAGTAACCGGGGCCGCCGCCCCAACCCGAGAACGCGTTTCCTCGCCACGGCTGGAAACCACGGGCAATGGCGCCCGTGCGCGTTCTCTTCTTCGCGCCAAATTCGGCGCCGAGGGCGTACGGCTTACGGGCCGATCCGAGACGGACGGCCGCATAGTTCTGCGTCTTCGTAGCCCGAAGGGATTGAGCCGCGGCCTGCTGTTGCCGGGAAAGGCCAGAAGCCTTCGCCTTAGCGGCGTCGGCTAGCTTGTCCGCAACCGCAAAGTTGGCTTCCTTAACCTCTTGCTTCGTGCCGTCAGCACCGGCACGAGATAGAGCCCGGGTGAACTGGGCTAGGCCCTCGATGTTTCCTGCCAAACCTTCAACAGGCATAGCCCAGTCCATTCCAAATGCTAGTTACAGGGCATTAAGAGAGAGCCTTGTAAGTGATCGTGACAGGGGACGCGGTACCGTCCGTGAGCGCGATACCGGAAAGGTCGTGGCTCAGAACCTCGACGCCACCAGCGGTAACGGGGCCTTCGTCGAAGCGAGCGAATGGCATCTGAACCTTGAACTGAGTAGCGTCCGGCCCATCCCAAAGAACCGTGATATCGGCAATCGCACCACTCGCCAGGGCCGCCGCAACGCGGCTGATCTGAGTCGTACCGCTGAACTCGCCCTTAATCGCCCACTCGTACTTACGAAGCTCGTTCTCTAGCGGTTCGCTCTTCTTTCCGCCGTTCTTAATGAAGTAGCGGTCATCCTTCAGGCCGGAAGTGGCCTTCAGCGAGAAGTCCGAGATATCGAAGGAAGTACCAGCCACGGTCACCGTGCCGGAATTGAAGCTGAAGAGCTTCGTACTGGCCGTGTACGTCGGCGTAGCCGTCGCATAAGCCCCTGTCCCGACCCCGATAGTCTCCTTAGCGAAGTCCATCGTGACGGACAGAGTAAGAAGCTCGTCGACCGCGTTAGCTAGCTCCCACTCCTTCACCTTCCCGCCCTCATAAGTGAAGGGGGTAAGGGTTCCCGCGTTGTCGACACGGCCAACCTGCGCCGTGAAGGACTTCCCGTTAAGGTCGCCGAGGGTTGCCGTGTACGTGGTGAAGCCGCCCGTAGGGGTGCCCGTAGTGAGCGTGCCCATCATGTGCTTTAGCCAGAAGTCGAAACCCGAGGACAGAACCTCGAACTTCGCGTCACCCTCGGCGCCCTTCGCGTTGACCGCGAAACGGTCCGTCCGAAGAACACGAGTACCAGCACGAATCGACTCGCTCTCGATTCGCTCATACTTGCCTTCAATCCCTTCGGACTGGAAGGCATAGAACTTGGACGGGGCAACGGCAGTGCCGTACGTGACCTCATCCACAACACCGAAATACTGATCAAAGATCGTGGCCATTACTTAGCCGTCTCCTTCTTCGCCGTAACTTCCTGCCATCCCTGGCGAAGGAGAGCCGACGCTATGTCTTCGTCGGCAACCTCGACAGGTTCACCCTGCACGGCGGTAATGCCGAGGGATGGAACGTCAACCGCCATATCCGGGCCGCCATAAACAACGGTCTTCACTAAAGCCTCGCCTTCACACGAACAACGCTCTCGAACTGGCCTTCATAGGCTTGATCAGTCGGAAAGCTCATGACCTTCTTCGGGATAAAGTCCGAAGCAATGACGGATTGAATACCGAGACTCGGATTCGCCTTCATGCCGTCCTCGATGCCCGCTGCCATGTCTTGAAGCTCTAGCTCGACCTGTTCGGCCGTGCCGCCCGACATTTGGCAGTTCACAACTACGCTGATCTCAAAGGACTCTTCACGGCTTCGAAGGGTCACCCATTGGGAATCCGGCCAACTGACCTCACCGACGAACACCCATCGGCGTTCAGGGTTCCGAGAAGGGAACCCCCACGTGACCTGATAGCCGCTCAATGCAGGAAGAGCCTTGATCATGTCCCGTAGGGCGGACTTCACCGCGAATGCGTTCGTGCTCATCGGGACACCCCGAACACGTCGTAGAAGATGCCGAAGCGGTATCGCTTCAAGGTCGCGTCCACCTCTGGAAGACCTGTTTCGGAACCGTTCCGGCCAGCCGTGGCCAGCGTGAAATTCCCGCCCTCGGCCGCAACGAAGGACGTAGCCCGGTCCGGGATGCCGGACCGTTCAGCAGTGAGGAACGACCGAAGCCGAAGAAGCCCGGCCCGCCGTACGTCCTCGGGCACCTGGACGAAGCCGTACGTGAAGGTGACCGTGTACCGGTCGCCGTCTGGAAGCTCATAGGGCGCCCGCAGGAAGCCGAGAGCATCAACGCCCCACCCGGACACGTCAACGGCCCCCGAGGGGCCGTCTATGGCTGTCACGGTGGCCACATCGAGGTAGCCGAGATAGAGGCTCCGGGTACCGTCCGCCTCGACCTCGACGCGCGTCACGCGCGGGACGAAGCTCCGACCCGTGATCACCTCAAACTCGTCTTCGACCACTTCCCGGTAGTGGCGAACCTCCGCCGTGGGGAAGCGATCCTTGTCCGCTAGGTCAACGTCCGACCCGCGGGCTTCCGGGATCGTGAACAGGAAGCCGCCCACAACCTCGAAGCGGGTCACGTCGGTTGCCGTTGTGCCGGCCACCCAGGACACCGTGTAAACGCCCTGCGGGAGGGCGGGAACCGTGGTCGACCACTCGTCACCCGAGCTGGTGGCGGAGCCCGTGTAAACGGTCTCGCCGGTCATGCTGCGCACGGTCACCAACACGGCAGGGACGACCATGGGCGACTCGTCATCTAGGAAGGTGTGCCGCAGTACAGCGGCCCTACCGCTCAGAAACCGCACGGTGCCCCCTACGCGCTCTTGCGGGGCCTACCGGGGCCACGCTTCGCAGGGGCCGCTACAGCGGCCGTCTCGCGCTTCTCTGTGGCCGTCTCGGCCACAACCTCGGCGCGCTTGTCGTTCATGAGCGACACGGCCAGGCCGTGAGGCAGCTCGACCACATCGCCAATAGATGGGAACGGCTCCCCGTTCAGGAGACCGGTCCCGTTCTCAAGAATCCGGACCTTCATCAACACCCCTTCAAGACAGGCACGGCCCGGCCCCCGAAGGGGCCGGGCCGATGAGAGAACCGCTTACGCGGTGACCGTCAGAGCCTTGACGGAAGTGGTGTCGAAGAGGTCACCCGAACCGCGCCAAGTGACCTTGAAGGCAGTCACGTCACGGTCAAAGCCGTACTCGTCGGAGCGAACAACCCGAAGGTTCTTCACCTGTCGAATCAGGTACTTCGACGGGTCGCCATAGGCAAGAATCTTCGCGCCAGCACCAGCAGTGACAATGTTCGGGTCAGTGATGACCGGAGTGCCGAGAAGGCTGTCAGCCTTGCCAGCCTGAAGCGACGGCTCCCACAGGTATCGGCCCGTGGAATCCTTGAGCTTCCGCAGAGACGCAACCGCGGAATCCGAGGTCATGAAGACCGCGCCACGGCGGTACGGCTGAAGAAGCGAGTGCTGAAGGTCGATCAGGTTGTCAGCGGTAACGGCGGCGAGAGTCGCGGCGTTCACCGCACCCGTAGACCGAGTCATCCAGCCCCAGGGCTTCGAAGTGCCGCTACCGATCAGAAGATCAGTCATGACCTTGTCCGCGACAGCCTCGCCCGCGTCCTGGGCGAGAATGCCGAGGATGTCTAGCTGAGAGTCGTCGACGATTTCCTGAGTCGCCTCAACAATCACGCCGTACTTGTAGGCGCCAATGCTGGTCGTCGACCAGACCTCATCAGACTTGCCGTAGGCGACGTTTTCCGACACCTGCGCGGCAGCCGGGCGACCGGTCTTCACCGGGTACTGGAGCGTCTCGCCGGAACCCGTGGTCAGCGTTCGAGCCAGGCTGAAGAACTGCGAGCGAAGCCGCATAGCCTCGATCACCTGAGCCACGAACGAAGTCGCGAAGGTGTTACCGGCGTTCGCGGCCGTGGCGCTGGTAGCCGTACGAAGGTCGAAGTCGACCGACCGGCGCTCACCGCGCGCAACCGCGCGAATCTCGGCCGCCTCGTCCACCTCGGCGGAACGAGCCTCCGGAGTGCCAGGGACCACCAGGCCGCCAGCGCGAGCGGCCAGAGAGCGAACCTCCGACTCCCGCTCGCCACGCTCGACAGCCTCTCGGGCCTCGACCTCAAGAGCGCGAACGTCCGAGTCGATGCGCTCGACGCGCTCACGCTTCTCGGCGTCGGAAAGGATGGTGTCCGCCTCGACAGAGCGAAGCTCGGAAACCAGGTTGGCGCGCTTCTCCAGCGCAGCCTTAGCGATTGCGGCGAAATCCACCGTTACTCCAAATGCTAGGTTCAGGGCAAAAAAAGAAGCGGCTTAGAGCCGCATGGCGCGCAGGGAAAGCGCGAACGCTTCGTGATCCCGCTCGTCCAGATCGAGGGAGTGAGACCGCGCTTCGTTTAGCGCCGGAACCTCGACTTCGCCCCGAATGGCGGCCCGGATCGCATCCGGCGAATCAAGCCGCCCAACAGGAATGCCGCGACGCTCAGCGAGAAGTTCAAGCGCGCGAGACCCGACACCAGAAGTCGAGTCGTTGTAAGCCGGGTAAGTCACCGGGCTTACGTCAAACAGATTGATCCGCTGAAGAGTGCGAAGCGGAAAACCGTCGTCGTCTTCGGACCACTTGTCGCCGTCCGTTCCGACACGGAAGCCGAAGGACGATTGAGAAACGTCCCCGCGCTCCATTGCGGTAGCCAGGTCACGCGAATACGTGGTGTCTGGCATGTCTACTTCGTAGTGAAGCCCGGTCGAGTCCTCGGAGAGTCGAAGCGTGTTGCTTCGGTTCCGGCCGAGAATCAGATTCGGGTCATGGTTGAAAAGGGCTCGAATGTCGTCAAGCCCGATGCTTTCCGAAGTCGCCCCATTGGCGACACGCTCACGAAAGCCGCCGAGGTTCGAGGAGCGGGCATCCCACTTCAGCGCATAGCCGTAGAAGTTGAATGCCCCGCCCTCGGATCGAACCTCGAACTCAGTCGGTACCGACCTGCGTTCCAGCATTGCTATTCCCTTGATCCGTTACGTTCGGGTCGTTGTTTGCATTCGGGTCCGCGTTCGGATCAACGGGAGGAGTGGGCGTCACCGGGGGCTCTGTGCCGGCCGCTGGCAAAGCCTTAGCGGCCTTATCTTCATCGCCCACAACGCCGAGGTTCAGCGGTCGATAGAACCGCTGGCCGAGCTTCTTCGGAAGCGGCCCGAGGTCTTCCATAGCCCTGATCTCGTCCGCGTTCAGGAAGCCGTTATTGAGAGCCGTCTGATACGACTCGTAACGGTCCTTCGTCTTCGCTCGAAGTCGAGCGTCGACGTTAAAGCGGATGTACTGAAGGCCAGGCATAAGGAAGGTCGAGACGGCTTGCTCGATACGCACAATCCAAGGCATGAGCGTTTGGTCTACGAAGAACTTGTTCTGTTCCTCGATACCGGTTCCCCACGTCGAGCTAACCGAGGAGTCGACGAGATAGGCGGGGACGCGGTACAGAAGCGCAATCTCGGCCTTCTGGAATCGGCGCGTCTCTAGGAACTGCGCCTGTTCCGGGCTAAGCGTGATCGGCTTGAACTGAGCGCCACCGGTAAGGACACCGACCGAGTGACTGTTCTTCACGCCAGCATGCGTCTTCCGGAACATGTCCCGGAGAAGCCTCGCTTCGTCCGGCCGAGGGGTTCCCGGATGCTCGATGACACCGGCCATCGTGGTTCCCTGTTCGAAGAACCTCGACCCGAATTCCTCGGCTGTCAGACCTAGGCCGATAGCCTCTCGGGCCATGTCGAGCGGCGAGAGCCCTCGACTGCACCCCGGAACCGTGAAGGCGGGAATGTGCAGAACCTGAGTCCGGTCATAGGTGCCCTGAATCGTGCCCTGATCATCGGAGACTTGATACTTGTTGTCGCCTAGCGGGCCGTCGACAATGCTCACGAACTGGGGGTGAAGGCAGTAAAGGGCCGACACTTCGCCCCGGTCATT